ATGAAGCACACGCGCGGCGCACCCTATCACCCCCAAACCCAAGGAAAGATCGAAAGGTGGCATCAAACTCTGAAGAACCGGATTCTGCTGGAAAACTATTTCCTACCCGGTGATCTTGAAGCGCAAATTGAAGCCTTCGTCGATCATTACAACCATCAGCGATACCACGAGAGCATCAACAATGTTACACCCGCCGACGTCTACTTCGGGCGCGACAAAGCTATTCTAAAACAAAGGGAAGGGATCAAACGAAAGACACTCGAAATGCGCCGCTTGCATCACAGGCAACACGCCGCATAATCAAACCAACCAGATCAGCCAAACTCTCGCTTAGTTTTTCCAGCTCCTGGACCCAAAAACTCTGCCGACGCACAGATCCCGCATATCGTGACAAAAACTGGCGAGCATTAAGACTTCGTTTGGCCGGCAGTAGAAAGGCCAAGTCCCGTGTCAATACTCACGTCCCAGCTTATCTTATCCATCGTTGACAGAGTAACGGGACCAGCGCGTGCCGTTGCGCGCAACATTGAGGGGCTCAGAAGAGCAGCTCAACGAAACGCACACCAATTAACGTCAATGCGCGGCGGGATGCTGGAAGCTGCGGGCGTTGGTTATGTGTTAGCACGCGCACTTTCTGCCCCGATCAAGGCTGCTATGGACTTTGAAAGCGCCATGGCGGATGTGAAAAAAGTTGTCAAATTCGAAAGCCCTGATGGGTTGAAGAATATGACGAAAGATATTCGAAAGTTGGCACGAGAGACCCCTATTTCTGCGGAGGGGATTGCATCGATGGTTGCGGCGGCAGGACAGGCCGGAATGAAGGCACCAGAGGCTCTTGAGTTTGCTAAAATGGCAGCAAAAATCGGGGTGGCCTTTGAAATGGGGGCCGATGTGACGGGCGAAAGCCTGGCCAAGATCAAAACGGCTCTGGGATTATCCGTTGGAGAAACCGGTAAGCTTGCAGATGCTATCAATCACCTCTCAAATACGTCAGCAAGTAGCGCTCCCGATCTTCTTAACTACATGCGCCGTGTTGGCTCGATTGGGTTGCAATATGGCTTCACCGCCGAACAATCTGCAGCGGTAGGCTCTGCAATGATTGCAGCAGGTTCTGATGCAGAGGTGTCAGCGACAAGCTTCCGCAATGTTGGCAAGGCACTTTCAAGGGGCGCGAGCGCTACCGGGAGGCAAAGGAAAGCCTATAAGCTTTTGGGCCTTGATGCGGTGAAGGTCAGCAAGAACATGCAAAAGAATGCCGTTGGCACGCTTAAAGCTGTTCTCGGGCAAATTCGCAAACTCCCCGAAGAGGTACGAGCTTCCACGATTTCTGATCTGTTTGGAGATGAGGCGCGGGCTATTGCCCCACTCATCGAGAATGCTGATTTGCTGACGAACGCCCTTGGTTCTGTTGCCGAGGAAACCAACTATTTAGGATCGGCGCAACTGGAGTATGAAGCTCGGGCAAATACAACAGCTTACGCAATGCAACGGTTCAAAAACCAGATGACCGATCTTGCGATTTCTATAGGCAATGCGTTGCTTCCGGCCTTAGTCAAGATAATGGAGACCCTTGAACCTCTTATTACTACTCTGTCTGATCTAGCCGCTGAGTACCCAGAAGTAACGGCCGCTGTTGTTGCATTAACGGCGGGTCTGGTAGCATTAAGGGTTGCGGCAATAACGGCGCGGTTCTCTCTCCTGTGGCTCAAGAACGGAGCTATAAATGCAGCACTTGGAATTCACTATGCAGCGGGGGTCATAGGAGCCGCAGTTGTACGCCTGAGGGCTATGTTTATTGGTGCATGGATGATGGCCGCTATCGGAGGTGGTGGGTTTTGGGCAAGTCTGATTACCGCAGCTTCTGCGGCTTCTGCCGCCATTACTGCGACTGTCTCGGCAATTGTTGCAGCGGTTGCTGCTGTAACAGCTCCCATATGGGGCCTGATTGCTCTGATAGTCGCCGCTATCGCTTCAATAGCTCTGGCGATCTATAATTACTGGGAGCCGATAAGCAATTATATCTCCGGCTTTGCCTCGGTCATCTGGGAGGCTCTCCTGTCAGTTTTAGAAGCTTTGGGCGGCTTTGCCTCTGAAGTCGCTGCAGCTGTTGGGGACTGGGCAATGAAAAAGCTAATCGACTTTGGTGCATGGCTTGGAATTGATGAAGCGACCATCCGTGAAGCTCTTGATTCTGCGATCACAAGTATCTCTGAATCCCTGTCGAGCATTGTTGAGACGGTCAAAGCTATTCCCGCTGAAATAGGCAACTGGATCTCTGAAATTTTTACGATGAATGACTACTCGGATGAAGCGGAAGCTCAGTTCCGAGACGCGGGTTCCAGGGCCGGTCTTGCCATCGTAAACGCAATCAAAGATGCGTTTGATGGTCTTTTCACATGGTTCAAGAACCTACCTGACATGATCATGGATGCGATTGGAAACATTGATATCAGTGGCCTTATCAGTTGGCCAAGCCCTCCGGCATGGCTAAGCAATTTATGGGGCGGGGCTGCAAACGACAATGCTGTGAAACAGAACACTGGAATTGCAGGAGCTCGGGCAGCTGGTGGGCCAATAGCCGGAGGTCGAACCTACCTTGTTGGAGAGCAGGGCCCGGAGTTTGTTACACCTTCGCAGTCAGGCTACGTCCACACCGCCTCAGACACTGCCAATATGATGGCAGGGGATGGAGCTGGCGCAACTGGTGGCCAAGGGGTCAGCTTCGGGGACGTTCATTTCCATGGCGTCGAGAATGCTTCTGACGTGTTCGATGAATTCGCAGAGCTGGTCGAAGATCGACTGTCCGGACTTCAAGCTGATCAAGAATATGCGGTGCGCTGATGCTTTACATGTTGGGAGCTTTGCAGATGGATACCTTTCCGTTTAACGCGGATAAGGTGTCGATCTCCGGCAAGGCAGATAAAGCCAAGAAGGCTGTCATAGGCGGGATTAAGCCCGGCGAGTTCACCGGTGATGGCGGGAAGACCATCAGCCTTTCCGGCCAATTGTTACCGACCAGAATTGGCGGATTAACAGAGTTGGACATTGCCGACACCATGCGCAAAACGGGCGAGGTATTCCCTGTCATGCGCGGCGATGGAAAGCGGTTGGGCAATTACTCCATCAAGTCTTCAAAAGAAACACACAAAGAGCTTGAACGAGACGGGATCGGGTTTGTGGTCAACTACCATCTGGTGCTTGATCAAGAGCCTGATGAAACGCCGCACTCGCCAGATCTGGTGAATGATCTGCTTTCAGTATTCGAGCTTTTCTAGGGGGCTTTTATGTCCAAGAAGATAACCGTTACAGGTGAAGGCATCACGCTGGACCTGCTGCTGGTGCGCGCTCATGGCTGGCGCGGCCAAGAGCTGATCCATGAAGCTTTGCAGCTCAATCCCGGCATTGCAGGCGAGGGGCCTTATCTGAAGCAAGGAAGGACAGTCATCCTTCCAGCGCTGCCAGTGCAAACCTCAAAAACACCAGCCCCCACCATAGACCTGTTTGGATAATGCATGAGCAAGTGGATTGTAGATTGGTCTGTTTTGATCAATGGAGAAGATATCTCTCAGGATCTTCGCCCTTATCTTATGAATATTTCTGCAACGGATAAAGCTGGTTTTAGTTCGGACGGCTGCTCTCTTGCGCTTGATGACAGAGCAGGGCAAATCAAATTACCCAGTGCTGGTCACAAGCTCATCGTGAAACTTGAAGGGCAAAAGATCTTTGAAGGAATAACAGATCGCCCGGATTCCTCTGGCAGCAGATCGGGTGGGCAAAAGCTTGCGATCAAGGCAAAGGGCTTTGATGAGCGTTCCAAAGTAAAGCAGCCCCTGTTCTTCCATAAGGATGATGCGACCCTGGAAGGGTTTATGAAGGTTGCCGCGAAAAAAGCAGGCTTTGAAATCAAGGTTGATCCTGCATTCAAAGAGATCTTCCGAGACTACTGGCCTGCCAATGGAGAGAGCTTCCTTGCCCTTGGGCAGCGTTATGCCAAAGAGCATAATGGTGCGTTCAAGATCCGTGACAAAGTAGCTGTGCTGCTGCCATTGGGAGCAGCGAACGGATTACCAGTCATCAAATGCACAAGACCGGGAAACATCATCTCATGGCGCATCAAGCCACGCGATTTGAAGCGTGTGTTTTCCGGTGGTTCGGCAAGGTATGTGGATCGGGAAAAGGGCGAGGTGGTTGAGGTCAAAAGACCGTACAAAGCCGATGAGATTGAAGACACAGCCCTTAATGCGATCCGCTCAACGGCCAGCGATGAAAAACAGGCTCTTGAACAGATCAAAGCGCGGGAAAGCCAAGGGCAGCGTGAGAAGGCCTCTGGGACAATAACCATTGATCTGGCACCCAATGCCCAAGCCGAAGGGCTATGCCAAGTGGAAGGCATAAAGACCGGAATTGATGGCACCTACCGCATTGAAAGCCGCACTCACAAAGCCTCTCGCGGAAGCGGAGCAACAACGGCTTTGAGTTTGAAAGATCCGCAGGATGGAGCTGGGAAACGTGAGGGCAAAAAAGCAGCAACCCCAAGTCCTGAGCCGGCGCCCAAACCTTCAGGCGATGGGTTAAACCGGAACGGGAGGACTGGAACCCAGCAATGATCCGATAAAATTCAAACTCGAAGAATCAAGGACGGAAATAACCGGTATCAAAAATTGCAATATACGAGCTCTCGTGAGCTAGCTACTTTCGAAGTTGATGTTCGCCATAAAACGACGGGAATTGCGATGTCACTCACTGAGATCGATAGCATTAGAACGCTTTTTGATAACGCCGATAGTTTCTTGATTCTGGGCGCATTGATTGCACTTTACATAGTGCATCATAGTAGAGACACACGCATGAGCAACCTAAGCGTGCTTCCTTGGTTGCTCTTCTGGTTACTCTTAGTTTACTCAACCCACAGCTTGATTACTGGTTTAGCGGGCTATGCTGCAAACACCGCAGGAGAGATACGATTTTGCTCATCTTCAGCATCCGAAGATTGTACTCCATTTCGGATATCTGAATTGTTCAATGTAATTAATTTCATTGCGCCGCAACTGGTTTTGGTGTTCGCAATTTTTGCTGCATATTTTTGGAGAAGCCGGTTAAGGCTGATAGTGCTTAAAAAGCTGAAATCCCGTGGAATTTGGGAACCTGAGTTTACTTCCACCCAACAGATTATTTTCTTGACTGGTGAAAAGCCTACCGGCCAAGTCGCTGTGCACACTTCGCGTGGAACTTACTTATCAATAGATCTCGCCCAGTTTGAGGAACAGCCTCATGGTGGTGTTTATTTGGGCTCTGACGGGGCTATTGCGATACATGTCACGCATGTTCTAGATGAAGAAACAAAAATGGCGAAATCAGTCGAGCAAACCGATCCGCCTACTTTGACAATATTTCCTGCCTCAGAAATTGAGGCGATAGAAGTGCAACACTAAAATTAGGCGATTTCTAGTTCCTGTTTTTCGTGTACTTCAACTTCATTATTAGTTTTTTCGGGTTTTCTGCGAGCAAACAGTGTGGAATGAGGAGTTACATCTTTCACTCTGTCTCTATTTTTTTTAGTTCGCAACGTAAATTGCTCGGCGTATAAGTCATTTTCAGTTTTTAAAATTACGGGCATTGTATATCCCTCTATAATCTGGCGTTTTCGATATTAAGTTATTCCGACTGTAAGATACTTTTACTTAAATATTACATCAAGACCAGTGATTGCATCCAAGAAATATTATGGTAGCAGAATCAACAACCAACCCGCCCTATGAGGCGGGTTTTTTCATGGAGTTATCACTATGAAATCAACAAAGACCCGCCTTGCAGGTTGGGTAATAGCCCTCATTATTGCCTTTGTCGGCACATGGGAAGGTCTTCGAACCACTGCTTATTCAGACATCGTTGGTGTCCCAACCATCTGCTACGGCGAAACAAAAGGCGTCAAGATGGGTGACACCGCCACAAAGGCTGAATGTGACACCATACTGATCCAGTCTCTAAGACGTCATGAAACCGGTATGAGGCGGTGCTTAAAATACCCGGATAAAATCCCAATCAAGACCTATATTGCGTTTGTATCGCTCACATACAACGTTGGAACAGGCAATTTCTGCAGGTCTACGGCACGGCGGCGGCTGGATAAAGGTGATTGGGCGGGCGCATGCAAAGCTGCCACTTGGTTCAACAGGGCTGGTGGTCGCAAAGTGTCAGGCCTCGTGAACCGAAGGCAGGCTGAATATAAGCTCTGCATGCAAGGTGCTCGTAAATGAGTACGTTCCTCATGCTGTTGGGGTTAAGCACATACAAGATTATAGCTGTTCTGGCACTCGGTGGGGCTGTGCTTGCATTCGCTGTAAGGATTGACCCCCGAATACCCAAAGCCCTCTCCACGCTAGTTTGTGTAGCTCTGCTATGTGTCTCTGTCTGGTTCTCGTCTGCATATCATTATGACAAGCAGGCCGAATTGGGTCGGCTCAACGCAGACCTTCAAGCATTGAACCGTATAGCCGCTGCACATGAGCGCGTTTCAACCCAAGCTAACGCAGCTCTATTGAAACGTATTGAGCAGGTAGGCGACCTCCAAAAACAGGTAACAGAATATGAAGTTGAGTTGGAAAGGGGCGGTGTCTCTGCCTGTCCTGCTGATGACGCTTATCTTAAGCGGATGCGCGCAATCAGGTTCGGGCAAGCACCTTGAACTCCCTCAACCTGTCTCAGATCTTACCGAGCGGTGCACAGACCCCGGCGTTTCCGGTGACAAAGGCAAGGATGCAATCAGGCATAGAGCTGCGTTGGTTGCATGTGAATCAAAACGGCAAGGTTGGCAAGCCTTCTACAGCACGGTCAAAGACAACTTGAAAGGTGGGGTCAAATGATTCCGAAAAATGAATTTGGATCTTCAGCGGCATTTGGTGTCTATGGGATGCTAGGGATAGCGAGCTCCTACTTAGAACCAGTCCTGCAATTTGCATTGCTACTTGTAATTTTAGTTGGGGCTATCTTGCTAGCTTATGGCCGATGGTTAGATGTCCGAAATAAACGGCTGGATACCCTGATTAAACGCCAACAACTTATGGATTTACAAGGGACAGAAGATGTTGGTGACTGCAAAAAATAGTTCAAACGGGGACTATCGCCATACAGTAATAAAGCTGCCTACTGGATAGCTCGGTCGAAGGCGAACTACCGCTTCGAACTTTGTGGGCTCAACCATAAGATCATTGGCTTTAACAAGCGCAGCGAATGATCGCTATCGCCTCAACAGCGAGGCGAATAAAGTCGACCTATGGTTGAAATCTCACACTCTCTGGAGTTGCCTAGATTCAGGCGATTATCAGTTTTGGTTCACGTGCGACATATCGGGAATAGCTGTGAGAACGAGCCAAGCCGGGCCATTGCTGCAGTGCGACCCGACCTATCCAGCTTTGCGCTAAAAGTGAAAAGAACCAACCCCGTTTAAGCGCATGCCAATTAGGCGCGTCGAGCAACCTTGTTTGCCAAAATTGAAATCAGTAACCCCAAGTTTATATATCCTAAGACGACTTCCCACATAACGACAAGCTTTCCTATCACCCCGGCTGCCACCGGTGTAACGTCACCGAATCCTAACGTCGTAAATGTAACGACCGAAAAGTACAAATTAGTTAGAATCTGTTTGTACCAAATCATATTAACCAAGGACCCATCTGAGTAATTTACAAGCGCAAAGCCATTTAAACTTAGAACTGAAAATAGCAATCCAAACCCAAGAGCAACCCCAATGCTAATAAGCGCAGTTTTTCCAATATCGCGACCGTAGTTTATCATCCTCCACAAACCCAAGAGGCGGAGTTCATAGAGAGACGTTTCTCTGGAACGAGTTGCGACAAATATAGCCCAGAGTGTGTGAATAGGTAGCGCAAATATCAGGTATGGCACTAAGGATATGTACTGGAGCAGAAAGATCTGGCGGCTAAACCAAGGCAAGTCAGCTTTCTGAATACTCCTCACCACATCTCCTTTGCTTAGAACATTCCTTTCATATCTATCGATAACTTCCCTTTTTAAGGTGTCGATATATGATTGATCCTTTAGGTCACGCAGAAATAAATCGTTGCCATAAGCGGAGTCTAAGCCTCTGATGTTATAGTTCCTCGGAAAATCTCCATCCAGCTGCCCGGCTTCGTAATCAATACCTGTAAAATTTACATCCCTAAAGTCACAGCGATAGAAAACGTTGCGCCTAAACCTAGCAAGCCTAAAGTCAGAATGAACCAAAGAAGTACCGTTGAAGGTGACACCCTCAAGGTCGCAGTTGACGAAGCTAGCGTAGGGGAAATGAGAACTATTCAGGTTGGCACCACGCAAATGGGTGTGCGATAGATCAACCCCCTTAGGTAAAACATGATTATGTCGTTCAATTACGGGAAACACCCTTGAAAATAGCTCCAGGCGACCATGCATTTCATCTCTGGATAATACAAGCCACGTCTCAGGGCGACCAGGATGTATCAGTTTGTCGAGGCGCTCTTTCAACTGATTCCATTTTTTTGTGCATTCGATCTCCTTTTTGCTGTTTGTTCTATACTCCCAATCGTTTTTCACTCTTGACTGTGCTCCTGTACTACAAGAATCTAAGAGCATCTGCATAACTTTAAATTTTTCATTCAAAACCGCAATGTCAGGGTGTGGAGAGGTCAATGTGTTTCTAATGTCCTTGGCTGGCTTGTCTACATTCTCAATAATATACGTAATTACGAGTGACGCATTTTCCTTAAGACGACCCAAGCTTCCGTCGTTAACATTCTGAAAGGGATTGGTTGATCCGCAAAGCCTTTCCAGAACCAACTCTAAATTCTCTACTGAAATAGCCATCAATCACTCCAATGAAAATATTTCTGCTATAATTTATTGCTCGCCCTACAGGTTGTGTTGGGCAAAAATAATATGTTTTTTGCAGATTGGTCGAACTGCCTTTGAAGTCAATAGGTGTGCGTGTGCCGTTTTCTCGTGTGCATGCGTTCGAGCCTTTAGCCGCTCAATGCTGCCAACGCTTAGCACCTCCTGGATGAGCAGCGATGACAGCAATGGGTTAATCAAGCCTGTCGCGTCATGCACGCGCGAGCTAGTATTGGGTGGGATTGCGCTCTTTTGGTATGAATGTTTTTACTCTCCCACATCTGGGATCTTTTGCTGTCGCTCTTTATAGGTGCTCTATGATTATTCATAACCTTTCACTGCAACTGGCGTCATTGCAGTATGATGCTTTATTATTTGGCCACAGCAATCAGTTGTTTAATATAGGGACTTCAAACCTAATCATCCAGTTCCAAGTCCCCAAGCTGGGAGCCGAAGAGCGCTAGACGGTCCATTTCCTTTTGCGTCAACGCAATATCTAAATGGATCAAGCCCCCTTCAATATAGATCTCGCAGTGTTGGGCCATGAAATCCAAAATCACATTCAGCATAGTGTCACCTTTTAATATTCTTCAGTATTATTCGGAGCTTAGGCAGCAACTATTTGCAACCTTTAGGTGTCATGCAAGCGGAATATGTAAATATTTAAGGGCTTGACCTCGAAGAGGTAACGCTCTGATAAAAATAGCTTCTTTGGATATGTCGCGCTAGAGGATAGCGGGAAGAAAACCAAAGTAGCGCTTATTTATGATAGAGTGTTTAGGTAGTAGCCGGCGTGAGGATTCTTGAAAATCCAGTTGTTTTGGATTTAGTATCTAAAATCAACTGAATTTAACTTACCTATAGTTGCCAGCTAAATACATCACTCTCCAAAGTTTAAGATGTACTCGGGGTTCTCTCTAAGTCCTCGTTCAATTTCTTCTTCGTATGTCTCTTCCCACACTTCCATGTCATAGACCGCAAACGTGAACCTGTTGCCGGGAATGATTCTGTCTGGCCGCTCACCCGAGTCCTTTATGCAAAGGCAATGAGCAAGCTTGCCTTCGATACTCTCAACTTCAATTTCAGTACCGGAAGAAAGGTAGGCAGAGGGCAGAGAGATAGACATGGGCGCATGGTGCCCTCGGGTTCCAGACCTTCCCGCTTAAGCTGGACTTCCTTCCGAGCGCGTGAATGCGCGCTGATGCAAATAGGCACTAAAAGCTTTTCACCGATTGATACAGGCATGATGAGAACTCCTTTTGGAAGGGCACTCTACCTCAAGATTCGGTTGAGAACAAAAAAGAAACATCTGTTGGTAATCTGTTGGCGATTTCAGACAAAAAGTCCCGGAACTCCGGTGAAACCACCCAAAACAGCCACGCTTTGTTCCCATTTAGACAACAAAAAACCCGCCGAGGTGGCGGGCTGTTTTGTCTTAACTATCAAATAGTTAAGTGGCGGAGGGGGTGAGATTCCTCATGAAATTACACTCGTAACACCAATGTCAATATAATGCTTTAACAACAGTATGTTATATGATTGCGCCTCTGATATAAAACTCTCGAGACTTACAAATGTTATGTATTTTGTTATGTAGTAATTGTAGGCGAACTAGGATACGCCACAACATCTCAAATCAACAATACTGAGTATGAGACGACTCGCAAACTGCCCAATAATAACATCGCTTGCCCTTCCGATTGGGAGATTATCTATTTTTCGTTTGACACTAGCTCCCTTTCTTACATAACATTTTGCATAACAAACTACATAACGATCATGTGGGATGGGTTGGAAAATGAGCTTCACATTAAGCCGCGGCGTCTACTATTTTGTGAAGCGTGTTCCCAAGCGCTATGCTTCGGTTGAACCGCGATCACGTATCCAGCTCTCTCTTAAAACTCGAAGCCCAGACGTTGCGAAAAAGAAAGCTATTGTCGTGGAGGAGCGGCTCTTCGCTTATTGGGAAGCTCTTTTGGTGAGCAACGATACGCTGGCGCAATCTCATTATGACGCTGCTCTGAATTTTGCAGCTGCGCACGGTTTTACCTATCTATCCGTTGAGGAGATGGTGGAACAGCCTGTCACAAGATTGCTCAGTCGTGTTGAGGCGGTGCCGGAATATGGTTTAACCAAGGCAAACTCTGCTGCTGTGGTGGGCTTGCTCGGAGGTGCTGAAAAGCCGGCGCTGAAAATCTCAAAGGTCTTTGAGGAATATCTGGATCTCACTCCTGATTTGCGCGTTGGTATGAGTGATGATCAGGTGCGCAAATGGAAAAATCCAAAGCTAAAGGCGATCAATAATTTCATAGCGGTGGTTGGCGATAAGAACATTCGTGAGATTACTCGGGATGATGGTTTGAGGCTTCGTCAATGGTGGATGGATCGAACACTTGATGAGGAGATCAAGCCCGGAACCGCGAACAAGGACTTCACTCACCTGTCTAAGATCTTCTCAACTTGGTGCGACCTGAAGCATGAGAAACTAGAGAATCCATTCTTGCGATTGCGGTTGGCGGAAAATGACCTGCAGGCTAACCGGCCTTCATTCTCGCGGGACTGGACGCAAACAAAACTGCTTGCGCCTAACGCGTTTGGTTCAACCAACGAAGAAGCTGTTCTGATTTTCAAGGTGCTGATCAATACCGGCCTGAGACCTTCAGAACTTGTGGGGGCTAAGCTTGAACATTTTATGCTTGATCATGAGGTTCCACACGTCAAGATCGAAGAATATAGGGATGGTCCGGTTCGGCGGAAACTCAAAACCAAGTGGTCAGCACGCGAGGTTCCTCTCGTTGGAGTATCTTTAGAGGCGGCGCAGCGGCTGGTCGATATTGGTGGTGTGAAGAACTACTATCTCAAAGCAGATAGGTGGAGCGCTACCATCAATAAAGAGATGTTGGAACATAAGCTCAAGGAATCGGATCGTCATACCGCGTACTCGCTGCGGCATTCCTTTGAGGATAACATGCTTGAGGCTGGCGTTGATCATCGCTTACGGGTTGAGCTGATGGGGCACTCTTATGAAAGACCCAAGTATGGAGAGGGTGGCAGCTTGGAGCTGAAGCAAAAAGCAATAGAGAGTTTTGCTTTTTATTCGCCAGCCGCAATTCTTAGAGCCAACTGAAGGTCGTCTTCTTTCTCTTGGAACTCCTCAATCTCTTTTTTAAAGCGCTGGAACAACGGCAAGTATTGTTCATTGCCTGCAGCAATGATGATTGCCAGCTTCTTTTGGGCTGCGAGGAGGCGCTCCAGTGTCACCTCCTTTTGCTCATCGGATTGAGGGAGAAGGTGTGAGACTGAAGTCGCTTTAGGTGCCGTTCTCTTACGGCGTGGGGCGACGTCCATTGGATGTGTTCCTGTACGATTTTACTGGTGTCAGTTGGTCTGGTTACAGATTGGGCATGAGATACCGCGCTTGCCGTAGGTGACAGTTGGACAATCAACCCAACCAGAGTCCCAATCGCATCTGCTGCACTCGAAGTGAGCAATCGGGGAACCATCTGGTGCGCTCCCAGCATCAATTACATGAGCCTTAAAAACTCGCGACTTGCTCTGCTTAGGTGGGAAGTCAAAAAGTGTTTCCTGCATGATTTTCACCTCTCAGGACTTAAGTCGAAATTGCGATTAGGAGCTTTTCAAGCAGGTTTGATGTGCGATCACGCAGGGCATCCGGCATGTGCTCATTGACCTGCTTTGCTAGGCCACTGGGGGCATTAACTGCTATGGCGCTGAGTACCTCTGCCAAAGCTTCGGGTTTGGAGGTTAAACTGATGCCGATATGAATGGGATTGACGTCTGTTTCCAGTCTCATGGTGTGCTCCTGTTTTCGCCAAAGAGAGTGAAGGGCAGAGGAGCTGTTACAATCCAGAGATGATACATGTTTGCTCCGTCAACGATCTCTCCCTTGGGTGGATAGACCTCTACAGCGGTGGCCTCTGGTCCGGCGAGTTCATCCTTGATGCGTTGCATTTCAGGCCAGGATGGGCGGATACCTGAAAGAGACGTTATTGCAAGATGACGAACGCCAGTTGCGAGGGTTCGGTCGAGTACGCTGAAGACCTTGTTTTTGTGAGCCTGAGCAAAGTCGGCTGCCCAGCTGCGGCCTATTGAGCCCTTTTGGAATTCAATAAGTTCCCATGCTCCCCACCTTCCAACCTTTCGATTGGTTCTCTCGTGTTTGAGGATCCGGGTTTGCTCATTTCTGGAAAGGCTGGATGCAGATAAGGCATTTGTCATTATGAAGCGTCCTTTACTGCACCGGACTGGTAAGCCAGCACAACTGCGGCGGCATCCCATGCGAGGTTGATTTGCTCAGTGTTTGAAAGGTCTTCAAAAGCTTGCTCAGGGTTTGAGCGAACGAGTTGCCAGTACACTCTTGCAGCGGGTTTTAGAGCTTTTGGGTCTAGCTCTTCAATGTCCAGCGACCCTTTGCCATTACAGCGTTCGCAGGAGCTAATAGATAAACCCCAGTGGTCTGTTGTGCCGTATCCGTTACAGGAGATGCAGTTCATTCCTCGCCCTCCTGTTGCAGGGAGCTGCCGTATCGCACTGGCTGGTTACCAAGCAGGCAGATTTGCCACATCCTCATCAGGTTCACGCAGCAGATCAGCGGCAAGAAGACTGGGTTATAGGGCATTGCTTACCTCACGTGGTCTGGTGCGGCATGATGTGGGTTGAGAGAGGTTATTTTCCTTGCAATGATCCTTGATTGCGCCTCGGACACATGGTTCTGAATATTGCGTGTGGATTGCAATTGTGGGCACAGACCAGCCAAGCTTGCTTGCCAGTTCATAGAAGAGCTGTTTGCGTGCTGATATTGCTGCCGGGATGTTGCAATGCGTCCTGAAGATTGCATCGAGCGATGCTCCGTTTTGCACCTTGACCTTGAGCACAATGTCTTGTGCTTCCAACGGCATTTCAAAAAACACAGGGCACATTGCTCTCTGCTTTTCCTCCTGTTTGGGGGCGGGGAAAGCAGCGGGCAGGCCTTTGGCAGAGGAATAGAGTGCTGCGACATAACGCGCGGAAACACCGTAAATATACGCGATCTTTGTGAAGCTCATGCCGTGGCGAACGCGTGCTAAAATGGCCTGATCCGAGGAAATCATTGTCATGCTGTGACCTCATAGGAAATGCACTCAGGGAGGTTGGCTTCAACAATTGCTTTGGCGACTGGTGGGCAAACGCTGTTGCCACATTTTGCCGTCTGCTCTGTCTTTGGAAAAGGCTTGCCGTTGTAGTCGAAGCTGATGCGGTAATCATCTGGAAAGCCTTGCGCTCTATAGAGTTCCGCCGGTGTGAGCATGCGCATGCCAATGTCTGTTATGATGTAAGGCTCACCACCGACATCAACGGTAACAACTCCATGTCGATCTTTGGTGGTAACTGTGCCGATTGGGAGGTTTGCTTCCTGACCGATACTGGAGCCATAGTAAGAGGTGAGGAAAGTTCGGACTTCGCAAAGTCGACTGCTGCTGAGTGCCCGCAATGGTGCGTTGATGGGATGCTCTTCGACGCTATTCCCCAAAAGCCTTACTAGATGGCTCGTGACCAAATTTTGCTGAGTGGCTCTGGAAGTTATTGTCGAAAGGGGCGTGTCTGCTGCTCGGCCTACGACATCGAAGTTATGCTGAGCCAGAAACGTTGCCACTAGTGCAGACTTACCGCTTCCCTGCGTCATGACTGTGCCGAGGGGCTTCTCAACTGATGCACCTGTTGAATTTGTGAACTGTCGGTCTATGCAGGGGATCACAAGGGCTCTGCAGCCACCTTTCTCAGTCTTTATCGTGCTGAGCGGCTTAGTTAATGGTTCCAGGCTCCCTCCGTGACTCATGTTGAGAATGAAAGGTTCAGGCGCTGTGACAACAAATTTTTTGATACCGGCGGCGATCCGTTTCAGCGTATTTTCAGCTAACGGCTTCTTGCGTTCAAAAATTGATGGGCAAGGAATAGACCAGTCAATGCAGTCTGCTGCGGTCTTCCACGGCAATAGTTTGCCGGCTTTGACTTCTTCGCCACCGGGGTCTCCGTGGGTAGGTGCGGGCCAGCGGATAATCTTACGATCGCGGCGAGCGATCATAAACAATCTTTTACGGATGGTTGGGGCGCCATAATCGCAGGCCCTCAAAATTCGAAATTCGAGATTGTAGCCCAATTTATTGAGGGCAGCTTTCCACGCATCAAAATCTTCCCACCCCTGGAATTCAGGAACGTTCTCCAGAATGATGATACGTGGGCGCTTAGATCCTAACTTCTGGCTGAAATTGACCACAGACCAAGCAAGCATGCGCACTGATTTTGATGTTGGTTTGCTACCCCGCGCTCGTGAGAAATGCCTGCAATCTGGAGAAGCCCACAGCAGACCTACAGGGCGTCCATTCGTGTAGGCCATGAGATCAACTTCCCACACACTCTCCGGCAAATGGATGGTATCCGGGTGGTTCTGTGCGTGCATTGCGAGGGCCTTCACACAATGATTGATCGCAATATCTGGAGAATGCCCCAAAGCCATCTCAATACCTGTTGAGGCTCCGCCGCCGCCCGCAAAGGCGTCAATGATGAGCTCTTGCCCTCGTGTGGGGATCTGATCGAGCGGCATATTCATGTGATCGAATAGCGGTGCTTTGGGCACACTGATGGTTTGAACTGACATTGCAATACCCTGAGTTAACGGCTGGAAGTCTGATCAAAAGAGGCGATCTGGGAGGCGACGAAACTTGAAGGAATGCTCTGCTGTTTGGCTTCGATTACTGTGTCATCGAGAGCAGGTGCCAAATGGAGAAGGCCGATACCCAAAGCAACCAGAACCGCCAGTTTCATTGCCTCGCTAAAGAGGAACAGAGGCACGTTGCAGTGATCACTAAATACGTCATTATCAATGCTATTCATGGGTCTGTTCCTCAGGGTAGAAACTCAAACTCAATGCGGTTTACGGACTGTGTAGGGTCAACACGGTAATGCTGCACCAGCATGTGCACGAAGTTGTCAGGGCTCATGTCTGGGAAGCCTTCACGTGCGCAATCTTCTTGGGTGATTGCATTCAAAGGCTCACTGCGCACGCTCAGAATTTTGACCTGGCAGAGGTGCTTGATCTTCTCGCCCTTGCGCAGCCCCATGGTTTTTTCAACGACGTTGACCACCTCTCCAGCTTTCAGGAAGTTCCAACCGAAGCGGCGGGTTACTGTCTTGGTCTGCTTTCGCATTTGCTGGGTGGTCATGGAGAAGGACATGTTGCGTGGCATTATGCGCTCCTAAGTACGGCCCATTTGCTGCAAGAGTTTTGTGAGGCCTACTTGGGCGTCATCAAGGGTCTCGCGCAGGGCGTAGATGCGGTTTGCAATGGGTGCGGCTTTGTCGGGTGAGAGCTTGATCATTTCGCGCAAGTCATCGCGGGCAAAGCAGATATCTGAATGTGCTTCGGAGGAGATAATCAGTGCTTCTTCACCAATTTCCGCCGCAGACTTTACGACACGGAGAGGGCAGAGCTTTCGAGATGCGGGAAACTGGATGACTTGAGCACTAGGCATTATTTGTCTCCAAACATGTGGTTGAGCTTGAAAGAAGAAAGGTTAGGAAGAGATTTTCTCTTCCTCCCTATTGGCGGAACTTTCGAAGGCGTTCACCATGACGTTTTCTGTTACCTTTTTGACTATTGCGCTGCCAGCGCGGACAGCCAAAGTAACCTTGTCTGTGTCTGCTACGGGTGAGTGCTGGATTTGATCCGCGAGGTTATCAATTCCGGGTTGAAGGTTGAGGCGTGTTGCTTGCACTTGCTTGTCGTCTCTCTGGGAAGTCATCTCACTCAACCTCTGCTTTTTCTAAATTTGAAACTGCTACGACTGCCTGCTGGGGAATTCCAGCTTTATCGATGTAGTCAACAAGCACAGCCGCTAGAGCTGTCTCTCGACCCACGATGCCAATGTTGTGGCCAAGATCCACCGGGGGTGTTGCCCGAAAGCGGATGACTGTGCCTGCGGGGAAACGGGTTTTCTCACTCCGATAAACTCGAAGGGTTTTGATTACTTCAATGTCGTTCATGGTATTCAACTCACACAAAATACGTCTCGAAAATATGCGCTGAGTATATTTCATTGTCAACACTCAAAGCATTAAAAATACCCGTTGTGTAGAAAATTTGGTAGATTTGCCGAATTTGTAACAATGCCGATTGTTGGATTTCGTAAGTAATTTCGTTAGGTTTTGTGTGGATATCTGCTTTTTGTTGAAGTTGGGGTCTTTGGAGATGACAAAAATGGTAGCGCGGATAGTGCTTTATCAAGCAGCAGCACGACTAATTCGTGAGTTTCAGGAAGCGGGAATGGTAGTAGTGCAGGGGGAGTCATTCTCTGCGGTGCAGGATTTCTTGCCGGAGAGTAAAGGCGGGTTAACGCCACACTTTGCGCACGGGATCAATGGGCAGGGGAGTGAGAATGTGGCCTGGATTGGGTTAAGGCGAGGAGATGATGAGCACTTCTGCGGGTTTGCGGGAGTGCGCTTAGAGCCGATGCAAGGTCTGGCGTTGAGTGATTTTTTAGCTACTTATTGGTGTTTGCGCTATGCGGATGTAGAAGGTTTGCCCGTGCGGGCAACTGCTGATCAGCCTGAGATTACAAAGCGGATTGTTGGACGCGTTGGGTATCTTGGCGATCTATGGATACGGCCTGATATGCGTAAAGTAGGTAACGCGCGAAAGCTAATGGAGTTGGCTCAAATCTTGGCTTTTGATCTTTGGCGTCTTGATTGGCTTTATTGTTGGATGCGGCCAAGCGATTTCTTAAACGGTAATGCTGCGCGTTGGGGCTGGTTGATTGGGCAATGTGACGGCATTCGCTTTAAATCCCCTCCGAAAGATTTTCCTGAGGGTTTAGCCTTTTGCGCAAATCCATCATATGCACTAAGTCAGCTTATAGCGGACATCGCAGAGCGAGATTAGTTATAAGTTTCTTTCGTAAATACAACTAGTTGATATATTCCTGCCCGTGATTGTACGGGTAGGATCAGCCTACAATACTCCCTGTAGTCATTCTGACATCTGAGATTTGCCCCAATAACTTCGAAAACAGGTCTGTTGGATTGAAAGGCCTTCCAGTAGCTGCTTGCGACAAGTCGCCTGTAGGTTGGCGGCATCGCACTTCGTGCTTTGGTTGGCTGTAGTGCCCAATCTTCACCAAAGGCATGTTTTGCAAAGCTGTCGTGACCAATCATGAGGATTTCGGGGCTGTCCGCTGGACATGCGGGTGGGGCCATTAACAGTAGTTTGCGGGCATATTCGATGAACCGATGCGACAACCGTCCATTTGAGGTGTCCCATATGTGCAAAAGTTGTGCACCTGTTGTGCTTAACTTCTCTAGATTGAGCGGTGTTGCTGGACGCCTTTCTGTGTATTCACGCAACTTCCTGCTCCAATATCTGCTGTTTGTAAGCCACCAGAAGCGTAGGGCGGAACTGGTTGATGAGTTCTTGTTGTTGTGGTTCGCTGAGGATTTCTATGTCTGCGCAATTGAAAAGATTAAGACACATCATCTTTAGGCTAGGTAGGAGATCTAGCTCTTTGGTTGTGCTGAGGACGTCATCAAGCTCTTCCTGTGGCGTGAGGCGTTGATAGTGCGGTACAAGTGATAGTGCGCTTTTGGTTTCCATAATAGTCTCTCTCCGGGTACTTATGGTATGAGCGCATAATCGATCTTTAAGACAGTAACTATCAGTTAAAAATTATCACCTGTTGTTCTTTTTATTCTTTGCAGCGTTATAAATATTTTCAACTATAATTGATAAATCTCTAATGCTGCCTTTTCCGTCAAGTATTTGCTCTTCAAGTCTTATTCCCTCTTCAATTGACTTTAAGAATAGTTCCAAGTCAAGTTTATCTACTTCTGGGCGATTGGATTTATTAGTCATTTCCCCGAGTAAGCTGTGTGCGGTTGTCTCAGTTTGACTGTCTCTGTCAGCTATATCGGCATCTTCTCCATATAGCAGGAATTGCGGTGTTGTTTTGAAGCGGCGGGCATAGTGCGCAGCATCATCATGATTGAAAGCGCGAGACCCATTTTCATGGCTCGCATAGGTGCTGTTGTTGACGCCAAGGGATTTGGCGGCAGCAGTTGCTGTTTTGAAGCCTGCGCTGAAGCGGGCTTGTCTGAGGCGTTCATTCGGTTTCATGGCTACACAATGCCAATCAGTTTTATGCTTTGGGTGTTGACTTTCGACTATGCGTGAGGCATTAAAAATACACATATCGAGTAAATAATATACCCACGGGATTTTATAACGATGCTAAATCCTAAATATATTCGTGATGAAGCAGGTCTAACTCAGCTTGAAATGTCCAAAGCAATAGGGTGCTCTCAGGCTCATATCTCTCGTATTGAGAAGTCGGGATTTGAAGAGCTCTCTGGTCTATTCCGTCGTTCATATGAACTATTCGTATTGGAGCGGATGGTAGGTGCCATTGTTGATGGAAGACAAGGGCCTCCCTGCCGTCAACCCTAGTTGACGGCCATTAGCGGCACTGTGTAACGGTGCGCACAGCGCTACTCTATTCGCTTTAAAGTCCTTAAAAGGTGCCTGAAATGATTTACTTATCAGTTTTGGATTATCTTTCTAGGAACTCCTCAACTAGCTTCTTAGCTCGCTCTTCATCATGTGCCTTATCCCCCACCTGGGCGCGAACATTATTAAAATATCTCACATTAATAGTGTCATCATCACTCATGCTGGCTGTTCCTTTCCTGCCAGTGTGCGCAGAGAGCTTTGCTATGTTGGCGCATCCGGCAAGGCTCTCTGCATCTCTTTGCGATGATGATTGCAACACGCAATCGGCTGAGCGTCGATCTGCGGGATCAGTTGGGAGGGATGTTGCATGACCTCTCCTAAAACCATCCATATTGGTGATTTGCCCTGTGAAATCCGGTTGGGTGATGTGCTCGACCGGTTGCGCGAGATGCCTGATGACAGCGTCGATTGCGTTGTTACCTCACCACCATACTGGGGCCTGAGGGATTACGGCGTTGAAGGGCAGTTGGGACTTGAGCCAACGCTCAAAGAGCATATCGACAAGATGGTTGAGGTGTTTGCTGAAGTTCGGCGGGTGTTGAAGCCAGAAGGTACCTGCTGGATCAATTACGGCGACTGCTACGCAACAACGCCTGCAGGGCATAAAGCAGATGCTGATGGGCGGATCCGAACCGGAAAAGATGACCGAACCTTCACGCAAAAACCTTTCTCGACAATTCAAGGCAGCTTGAAGCCGAAAGACCTCTGCATGGTGCCCAACCGACTGGCAATTGCGCTGCAAGATGCGGGCTGGTGGGTGCGCGGTGAGATCATTTGGGCAAAGCCTAATCCAATGCCTGAAAGCATTCGTGACAGGCCTGCAAGTGCTCATGAGAAAATCTGGCTTGTTACCAAATCGGCTCGCTATTTCTACGATGCTTCTGTGGTCCGGCAGAGGCGCGTTGGTAGCGAAGATGCGAATGGTTTTCGAGGTGGTTCCTACACGGGTGGCACTGCTGGAAAACGCAAGAACCTAGGAAACAAGCGTGTATCAGACAAGCTGCGCGGGCACCGCCAGCAACATGCCGGTTTTAACAACCGCTGGGACCATATGACCAAGGAAGAGCAGCAAGCGAACGGGCGAAATCTTCGTAACTTTGAACCTGCTCCACTTGAAGTTTGGAATGTGGCAACGCGGCCATTTCCCGGGGCTCATTTTGCAACCTTCCCGCCAGAGTTGGCGCAGCGGTGTATTAAGGCGGGTTGCCCAAGAGGCGGCGTTGTCCTCGATCCGTTTGGCGGGGCTGGCACAACTGGCCTTGTCGCGCTGCGTCTTGGCAGACAGGCGATCCTGATTGAACTCAATCCAGACTACGCAGCGATAGCGCAGGAGCGCATCGCGCAAGATTGGATGGGGCCTGAAGAACTGAAATCACAACAAGCAGCGACTGATTTGGATGCTGGTCCGCTGTTCTCCCGAACTGAGCCAACGGAGGTTTGTAATGCATGAAATTCAAACTCTCACAGAATGGCGGCGTGAGTTTTCGCGGTGCCATCTGCCTTCCAGCACCAATTTGGTGTTGCACGCAATCAGCCTGTTTGCGGCGGGCGTTGGCGAAGTTTGCTCGCCTTCGGTTCGTGATCTTGCCGAGCACACCAGCCTGAGCACGCCGATTGTGACCAAGCATCTAAGAAATGCCGAGCGCTGCGGGTGGTTGGGAATTCGCAAGTATGGCCCATTGGGAGAGAAGCTGAAGCGAAACGAGTACATGCCCAAGCTTCCAGAGATGGAAGTGGAGGGCTGGACATGA